CGTCCCATCCCGCACCCCTGAGTGCGTGGCTCCAGACGCCAATTCCTGCGAAGAAGTGGCACTGAGTAAATTCAAAAAGTTCCTCTGGTCTGACATCACTGATGCTCCTAGTATCTACTACTCCATCCGCAATTAACCCCGCACCAATTAAGTTGCGGAGCCAATCAGCGGCAAACGGATCTATCTCATTGTAATACGCACTCATGAAAACAACGCCTTCAATTTCTTGGCGGCTTCCAATCTCTCACAAATGTCATCCCACTGAGCATCATCGCATGGTACATCATCAGACGGATCTATCTCAATTTCGTACAACTTAAGGCCTTCCTGATGCTCAATCATGTGATCAAGAGCAACTTGCAAAACGTTGTACTCAAAATCAGACACCTTGATGATATTGTTCTTCGACAAAACAGCCTCAACCTCATCACAGTAATCGTTAAACCGATCTTGCGCGGCGTCAGTGTAACGCACATCGCCGTTCGCCTCAGTCACCAACAAAATCTCAGGCGGCAAATCAACGTTGTTCGCTTCCAACATCAACTCTGCTAATTCAGAGTACAACTCAACGTATTGCTCAGATCTAATAACCGCCATCGTCCATAGCCTCCCATAATTGAATGTATGCATTCACGAAATTGCGCTGACAGTGAGACAGGTTGGACCCCTCTTCCAAAGCAAAATCCATGGCATCGCCAACATAATCAGCAAAACCATTTTCCTTCATCCACCGCTCGTATACAGCAATCATGTGAACACGAACCCCCGCAGTATTGCGAGGATCCGTAGGTGTGAACCAAAGAGATGGCATCAGTTAAAACCTCGCGAATTCCAAATCTCCAAGGCCGTTTCCAAAGGCATGTCATTTAATATGCGCCGCTTCTCAGAACCAAACACAGTCCACGAACCGTCAGTCTTACGAGGATGGTACTTGGTCTGGTAAATGCCGTCCTGCCCCTTAATCTGAAACAAAACATGGCTCTTTAACTTGCGCTTCATATCACGCCGCGCCAAAAATGCCTCAACCTCCATGTTGCACCACAGTTCCAAATCCATGGGCAAACCCTCACCAAACAAAGCACACGGCTCAAGATTAGGCATCGCATTACAATGTGCCTCAACCTTCTTTAACTGACGGTAAAAAGGCATCGCACCCTCAGTGCTATCTAACTTGAATTTAGAGTGGGGACGAACGTCAGTGCAACCGCCATGACCCTGATTGCTAACCTCAGCAAAGACCTTGCCATCTACCCAAAGATTGGCAGTAAAACACAATGTCTCCTCAGACATCCACTCAGTGTACTTAATAGATTTCAATTCCAAATTCATGACAAGCACTCCAAATCAAAACGGTTGCGGACGTTCTCTAAATTCCTCTGCATAACCTCAGAGTGATTGACCTCATGTAACGTATCATCTTCCACACCATAACGAACATCACAATCCCACTCGTCATGAACATCCTGTAAAGCAGCAAACAAAGACAACTGATCACGGGTCAATGCTTTCAAACCCAAAGACCGCGCAACAACGTCACGAACCAAATCACCACGGTTGCCATCAGCAATGCCAATGCTCTCAATCTCCGGAGTGTAATGCTCATCAGTAATGAACACACCAACAGCACACATGCCGCCCTTACCATCACGATAAACACAAGAACGGTTCCGCATACACGGACCAGACATCGCGGATAAATGCTCAGATGCCTTGTTAAATATATCTTGGAGTTCCATCTTCTATCTTCCTCTCTACTACTAGTCGAAGCACCATGCCTCGCGAATCAAGTTAAACGCAGCACGGCCCGATGTCAAAATGTTTCTGTGAGTACACTATAGGGAGTTGCTGGAGATTTTAAAACTTTTTGAACTGAAAATTATTGGGTTTTGGTGTACTCACTGTACTCACCCCACAATGATACACGATTTTATTACTACTGAACAATGAGTTAACAGTTTTTACCCTGAGTACACCATACTAATGATAGGTGTACTCAGGGTGTACTCAGGTGTACTCACCTAACCAGTTGCCTCGTACTGCCCTCTCCTAGATTTTTCGGTCCAACCCGTCCCAATTCCTCTGGAAAAAACACTATATGTAAACTTGATGCACCGCGCAGCGACACCTATAATGCCTGTAAACATTGAGGATTTTGCTATGGCATCGCTGAAAAAGAAGATCGAGAAAGCACACTCCAGAACGCTGACGCCCAGACAAATGACCTTTGCACGGCACATCGTGGAAGGCATCTACTCCAATGCTGAGAGTGCAAGAAAAGCCGGATACAAAACGTCCCTTGCACAAGAACACGCCTCTCGTTTGCTAAACGGTCGGGACTATCCTCATGTACTAGAATATATACAAGAGATGCGCGATGAAAGAGAACGCCGGTATGGGGTGTCAACCATCGGACAACTGCAACGCCTACATCAGCTATCCGAGGGGGCTGAAGAGGCAGGTCAATTCTCTGCCGCTATCAATGCTGAAAAGATACGATCAGCACTTGGCGGTCTGACTGTAGACAGGCGGGAACAGACACACACCATCGACACCATGTCCCGTGATGAAATAGTCGGTCGGCTTGCTGATCTCCAAAAGAAATTCCCACAAGCATTTGTGATAGATGCTGAGTTCAAGGATGTGACAGATGTCAAAGGGACCAGAGGCGAACTTTTGGAACACGATAAGGCAGAACTTACCTCCGAAGGCATCAGCGACACGGATTGAGAACGTACATGGCGGGGGAGTTCCCGATGTGCATGTAATCTGGGATGGATTACCCTTCTGGATTGAATTGAAGACAAGCAAAAGCAATGCAGTCAATCTCCGATCTCATCAAGTTGCGTGGAATATGCAGTATTGGTCGCGAGGAGGCGCGTGTTTCTTCTTGGTCAAGAGCCTCTCTGACCGTTCCTTGCATCTATTTGGGGGGGATCAAGGCCCATTCCTCATGGAAAAGGGGTTGAAATGCGGGGTTGGACATGTTTTCGGGGACGTTGGTGCCGTGTTCACGGCCCTGCGCCCCCGCTTGCTTAATCATTACGCAGGTGTCTGCGCCCCTGCGCCCTAGTTTCTGCGCCCCCGCGTCAGGGTTCGGGCTCCGCATGTCTGCGCCCCCGCTAGCTGGTTAACATTTGGGGTATGTTTGTTAACTTCTCCGGATCCCTGCGCCCCCGATCGAGGTGGCCGGCCAACCGGTCTGCGCCCTGCGCCTTCGCTCTAATGTGTGTGTGTAAAAAAAATGGGGCGGCGCCAGGGAAATCCCCAGCGCCGCCCCTTGTGTCATTTTAAATCCCCCTTCCGGACAAAGTGCCAATCTCCGCCCCATCGATACACATCCCATCTGCCCTGTTGTAGTGTTGCAGCATAGGGGCTGCGTCCTTGATCTTTATAGATCACCTTGTTCATTTCTGTCTGGTAAGGATCATAGCAATCAGACCAACAAATCCGTGCCTGTCTAGGTCCGACAATAAGCTCTTGGAACCATGCGCCGGCGCGTGCATCCATCATTTCATCTCGGTCTGTATCGTTTACTTGACCATAGTCCAAGTAAATATAGATGTGAAAACCTCCGTCTGAACCTATGTCGTTTGGAAGTGTAAAGATCGTGTCCCCTGCCTCAATGGCAAGGGATGCGACATCGCAAGAGATCTCTGCGATAATCATGACGGGAACCTTTCTTGCATCATTTTGCCGACAAGCTCGGCTTGTTTCATGACATCCATTTTAGGATGCCTCATTTCAACAATGGTTCTACACTTGTTCCAATACATATCTTGTGTCCAGAAATCAGGCTTTTTATTCACCTCTTTCTCTATTTGGTCTGCTAGATTTCGTGCTGCTTCATAGTCCATATTGTTTTCCTCTTTACTAGTGCGGGGACACAATGCCCCCGCGTTGATTGTGCCATTAGTGCTGTACAATGGCAATTGATTTAGATGACTTTGTGCTATTGCCCCCGCACAATTTACAGGCGTTACATTGAACGCGCCGCCCGGCTTCCTTGCTTGCGGGACAAAGGATCTCTTTACCTTTTACGATATCGCCTAGGTCAGTAATGACTCGGAACGTCCGCCGACCGTTGTTCCAATGTGCGACCGCTTGCGCTTCAGTATCTGCGCTTTGCATTGCAATATCTGGACGAAATCCTGACTGATGCGTGTATGCCAGATGCGTCGCGCAACTAGTTAAGAGTTGATCCCATACCCATGATGGAATTGCGGCAGGATCCCCATACGTGCCAAGTCTAACAACACGGCCGGCCCCGAGTGTCATACGGTCCCCCCTATTGTCTGCCATGGGGTAAGTCCCCCGCAAAAATGATTTGTATACTATGGTCGGGCCTTGCCCGAGATTAACATAACAGTCACGTTTGACCGCTTGCTTGCGCTTAGGGTCATCGGTCGGTGTCCCCCTGAATTTACAGTCCCCGCATATAGAGAAGTCTGCGCCCGTTTTGCTTGCGTCTAGTGGGGAGATGTCTGACCGGATTATATAGGTCTGTAAAACCTTGCCTGTCTTTGTGTTGCGGTCGCTATAGGTCGCGATCGCAACAACGGGTTTACTATCCAATAGGCTTTGCCCCTTGTATATGATACCGGATTTCATGAGTCGGATTCCTTTCCTGTTTCTAGTTAACGTAGGTTTAGTCTATAGTATCGGTCGCGCAGCGGCAACATATTTGTAGGTCTATATAGTCAAAAATAAACGGGTGCCGGCTGGTCTATACATCGAGCCCCGCGATTCCAGGGGCGCCGGTCTGCGCCCCCGCTAGCCGGCCGGCCGGCCGATATGTCTGCGCCCCCGCTAGCCGGTATATATCTATAGATGTCTGCGCCCCCGCTAGCCGGTCGGTCGCTTGCATATCCTGCGCCCCCGCTAGCAGGTCGATCTCTATCATGTTCTGCGCCCTGCGCCCTCGCGGTGGCCGGCCGGCCGCGCCCTGCGCGGATCACCGGCACGGGGTAGGCGCCCAACTCGGCACAAAAAAAAGGGCGCCGCTAGGGCGCCCTTGGTTCTATTCCATCCATTCATCTGGATGCGGTGACATGATATGGTTCACTCTTGCACGGTCGGCCGCGTATTGATCCACTACTGGATTAGTACATGTGCCGGTCGTGGGATACATCATAATCCCGCATCCGAACTTAGTGAACTTGTGAGCAGCATCGCGATAGTTCGTTGCGTTACCCTCGCTTACTACATCGTGTAGCGTGTCCATTTCCCATGGTTCGCCGCAGTGTCCGCAATAAATATCTGGCATTGTCTTTCCTCTTTCTGGTTAACGTATGGCTAGCCTACATCACATAGGCTAGCCGGTCTAGATTATACTGTGATCTCAGTCCAGGATTTAATCTTGCCGTTCGCATCGACCTTATCGACGGCCGCTTCAATCTTTTTGCCGATAGCAGTATCGGCATAG